GCCAGTCTTAGTGATGTTGAGTACGTTGTTGACATAGTAAGTCCTTACTGACTGTTGTTTATCTTTACCCAAACGGTTGTTTGACCGTTATTGAGCTGTGTCCAAGTTTCTGATTGACTGTCATTGACCTGTGCCCAAGATGTACTTTGAGCACTATTTACCTGGGTCCATGTCTCAGACTGTGCATCGTTTACCGCCGCCCAGGATACGTTTTGACTATCGTTTATTTTAATCCAACCTGTCACTCCGTTCAAGTCAAGGACAGAAAACGCCTCGGTAATTGCCTCTTGGAAAGCCGCACGGATTGTTGGTGTGTCGTTGGTCGATAGCGCTTCTGTAATACTTAAGGCAAACTGACTAACAATAGTCGCCGCATCAGCTTGGTTCAGATTCTCCGTGATCGTAAAGTTAAACACGCTGACAATAGTGGCAAAGTCAGCAAAAGACACCGCCTCGGATATAGCCTCGGCAAACTGTGCGGTAATAGACCTAGCATCGTTAAAAGACACGGCTTCGGCAATGCTCTCGGCAAACTGGGCGGTAATTGTGAGTGTATTCGCTAGGCTAAAGTTTTCTGTGGCTGACGCTGCAAATTGAGCAGTAATTGATTCACTATCCGCAAAATTTAAATTTTCTGTGTTAGATACATTAAATGCTGAAGCAGTCGTATTGGAATCCGCAAAACTTAAATTCTCTGTATCACTTACATTAAATTGCGCAGCAATAGAAGGCGCATCCGCAAAACTTAAATTTTCAGTGTCGGTAAAATAAAATTGAGAAGCTTGTGTATTTGAATCGGCAAAAGATACTGGCTCCCCGATACCTTCGATATAGGTGTCAATCTCGCTATTAAAGTCGGTAAAGATTAAAGGCTCTGATAAAGCCAAAAGGAAATTGGCGGTAATGGTCGGAGTATCCGCAAACCCAACGTTCTGAGTAATCGTTATGATGTACTGAGTTGACCCTAGGGAAGCAAAGGGTGGTTGGGCGAATGCGGCGTAGCCAAACATTATTCGTATAGGATGTTAATTGAACCAGCGTCAAAAGTGTCTGTTCCGTTTACTGTGGTTATAACTACACGATCAAGAATTCCAGAAAGAGCAATTATTCCGTTTGTGTTTGTTACATAACCACTCACAGTTAATGAAATGTTTGTAGAACATACCCAAGTATTACCGCTAATGTTGTAAATAACGGCAGAACCGTAATTTAAACCTGAAGCATTATTGTTAATCGTTAAAAAGCCAGCACTAAGAGTTCCACCCGAGCTTGAACTTCCTTGAGAATAAAAATTATATTGCCCTGTATATCCTGTTGTAATCACAGAGCCTGAACCAACTTGAATTAATATATTTGATGTTCCACTTGTGCTAACACCATTAAACATTACAGTAATACGCTTGGCAGTCGATGGTATTCCAGTAAACGTAATAGCCGTACCAGACGTACTAGCCTGGGCAGTGCCAGAGTTAATCAGACCGCCTGTTAATATATTGCTACCGTCTAGGGTAATACTCATAGTGCGTTACCTGTTATTGCTGATTGAATAGGCGCTATTGCCGCTACCAATTGAGCTGTTGTTGTAGATGCCGTTACCGCTGCACGAGCAGTAGCTAATGCTGTAGTCCAATCTGAATCTGACATAACATTAGTAAGTCCTGCACCGACCTTAGCAGCACGATGTTGTGCCTCTGTATAAGCCAAGTTATTCAAAGCTTTAGTCTGATGTGCTATGGCAGTAGGAATATCTACAGTTACCGTTGTACCGTTTAGTTTCCATGAGTCAAAGAATTGGGCATCTGTACCTTGTGGCAAAGTAGAGTCATCCACAATAATTGCACCGCTTGGGCAGTCTTTGCTTAATACGGTTTCAATGGGTAGTTCGCCTGTGGGCACGCATACCGAGACATTACCGTTTGTGTTTGTGTATATGATTACTTGCATTTTTATTCCTTAGTTTCCAAATATGATGAAGTCCAAACCTAAGTCATAAAGCGTATATGAGCCATAACCTGTTTGCAAAGAAAAAGACGATGTGGATTTACCAAGCGCAATTGTTAAAGCTGGCGTTGCAGTTCCAGTACCTTGATTAGCAGTTGAAGCAACACCATAATTTGCATCAGTGGCCGCATTAGTAAACGCAAAAGTGTAATTACCTGTTGAGTTTCTTGTAATGCTTGAAATATTATATGCAGATTTAAGTGTTGGTACTGAACCGTTAGCTACATAAGCATAAGATCCCCAAGCCAAAGCATTAGTAGTAACCCCGTTACTTTGAAGTTTAACAATGCCACTACCATCAGATGACATCTGAAGATTGTTTGTAGTGGATGCGTTTATTGTGCAAGTCATTGTTAGTCCTTATCTGAATACGGCTACACTTACGGTTGGGGCATCCGTTACTCCACCAGTACTACTTTGAACATAAATTTGAAGCGCAGATGTTGAATAAGTACCATTAGAGTTTGATGTTGAACCGTTTCCATAACCAACAGAAAGATTGCTTCCAGGACTACCAGACCCACCTCTTTGCGTTGACGTAACTAATGAAGAATAATTTGCATCTGCTAAAGCATTTGTAAAATTAACTGTGTATGCCCCAGTTCCTGCTCTAGTAATACTTGAAACATTAAAAGAAGCATTTATTACTGCGGTTGAACCTACAAAACTTACCCAAGCCCGACACAACGTACCAATCTGCGTACCCGATCCATCCTGAAACTGAGTAGGTGTACCCGTTGTACTGGATTGGATTGTGTCTATTGCTAAAAGGCCGTATGTCATAATATTACCCACTTAGACCCGCTAGGGACTGTTATCACTACGCCCGAATTAATCGTGATTGGCCCTGTACTCATAGCACTAGAACCTTGGGGTATTACATAACTATATGAGACCGTCTGAGAATTAACCACAAATGGAGTAGTTGCCTGTAAGACGGGAACGGATTGATTAAATTGAAACGACTGCCCAGGAAAAGACATTAGTATTGACCTCCAAATGCAACAATGTTTAAGTCTGCGCTTGTAGTACCCACCTGCTCAGAAATATATAATTGATAAGTTGGTGGCAAAACTAAATTGTTAAAAGGAACCGTTGTCTGAAAAGCTTGAACTGTTGTGCTTGGAGTAACAGCAGATATTGTGATTTCAGCGTACAAAAATGAAGTTGTGCCGTTATAAATCCAAATATCTACAATATTTGCTACTGTTGTACCTTTGGCAGTGACCGTAATTGCATCTACTTTTGTTCCATTGGTAGAAGTTGCAGTCAATTGAACTAGGCCAGTTGTTCCTGAAATGTTAGCCCTAGAAGTAATCGCAGTAGCTGAGGTCAGCGTTGCAATTCCAACAATAGGAAAGACCGGAAAGATTGGTGAAGTATTAGCAGCCATTTATAAGAAACCTCCAAAATTTTGTTGCACTGTTACATTTAATGCTGGCGGATAACCCGAGCTAGACCAAGTAGGCGCGACAGATGGTCCTTGAGAAGTAAGAACTTGACCTGCAGTACCGTAAGATCCATTAAATGCAATTTGATTATTTATACCTGCTGTTATTGCATCAATAGCATTATTGTTTGTAACAATACGATAACTATTAGCGCTATATGTCCCAACAACAAGATCACCGCTATACGAGTAAAGGTATCCATTATTAGGCTGGTTAAAAGAACCTAATACTTGTGCGGTAATAGTTGTACTTGATACCGTCATAGCAGCACTCATTGTGTAAGTGCCTACTCCGCCAGGTACATAAAAGTTGTATGTTCCAGAGGCATTTGTTGTTGTGTTTACGGAAGCCAAGGCTGCGTTAACAAGATTAATGCCGTTGCCTGTCGCAGTAAAGCTGCCTACAAACGTTCCTGCTGGTATTCCTGTACCAGAAATAAGATACCCAATTGCAATACCAGAAAGTGATGAAACATATAGTTGACTTGTTCCTGTGGTTCCCCCACTAACCCAAGTTGGAGAAGCTGATGCTGTTCCAGTCGATGTTAACTGCGTAGTAATTGTTGTCCCTGCGGTAATGCCTGTGCCAGTAAGCGAAGCGCCATAAAGCAAATTACCTGTTGTTACTGCGGAGATAGTTAGCGTTGTTGATGATCCGCTTGTAGCCCCAGTTCCACTAAAAGCTCCATACCCAGAACTGTTAATGCCCGCGTTGACATAGTAGCCAAGGTTGTTATAAATAGCATAGTCTGTGGAAGCAATTCCGCCAGCACTTTGATTTTGTATAGCGGCATAAATATAGCCATTAAAATTGCCGGAAAACTCGGAAACTATATTAGTATCTTGGTATGTTAGTGTGCCGTAGTTATATACGCCCGTACTTGATGGACTTGAAATACTAGCTGTAGCAGTATAAGCGGGATTTGTAGTAAGCCCGCTAATGTTTTGAATTACGGCTTTTTCGGCAGGGTATGTACAAAACACCGTCAGTGTATCTGATGTGCTAAAACTAATTAGCGAAGTGTTTCCTGAACTGTTAGACAGCACCGTTGTGCGAGACAGCGTATTACCAGAGGAAGTATAAGAACCAATCCCAACCTCCCAAGTAGCCGCAGTAGGATCTACGATTGTGTAATAAGTGGAGTTGCCGTTACCAATCCCGTTAGAGAATGTCTGAAAGCTGTTTACTGCGCCCGATAGATTAACCGAGCCTGTGCCCGTGGCTACAGTGCCATTCTCCTGAACGCGATCCGCAACTACAAAAGCCATTCATAATCCTTACGAGGTTGCGGTAGTTGTGTACGTGACACTTACTGTGTCTCCTGCGGTTGTTGTCTTAGCTACTGCAAATCCACCTGCACTCCAAAGAGTTCCAGTTGTTGAGCTTTGTGTTGAGCTTGCGCCTGTACCTGTAACCAAGAAACATCCTGTAATCGTACCGCCAGAACCTGTGATTGTGTAAGTAATAGCCGTTGCAGAACTCGTCACAATGTTAGAGCCTGAAGTTGTTACGTTATTACCTGTAGCAGTAGCAAACACTGCTGTGCCGCGAACGGCAGAACCGCCAACGGTATAGTTCGTAAACTCTGTCCAATCTGAATGAGAAGACATTGTGTCTGTAGGTGAATACCCTGTACTTGTAGCAATAAGACCAAGATAAGGTCCAACAAGCGTATAGCCAGAAGCAGTATACAAAGTGGTGTTCATCATTAGAATCTTACCAACCTGTACAACCTGGTTCTCAAACCCTTCTTCCCACTTCACATTACCGCTTGCGTCACGGCAAGTCATAGTCCAAAAGCCTTCTAAGCCAACTGGGTTGTCTGCTTTTGCATTTGTATGGAGCGTAGCTACTGCATAATCTCCACATCCTTGTACTTCGTTAGTCATTGTGACTCCTTAAGAAATTGTTATAACAGCAGTAGATGAAGTTGCTGCGGGCCAAGTTATTGTGAAGTTACTCATAGTAATATCACTGCCAAAATTTAAAACTGCTACCGAGTTTCCTGTAGTCGCATTGTAGATTA